CCTCGGTCTTCTTGCGCACGATCTCGGCCACCTCGTAATCGTCGAGGTCGCGCAAGCTGCGGATCACCGGCGCCCCCCAGGGAACGCCGCGCGCCTGCGTGCGCTGCTTCTCGTAGACATGGGCGATCTCGGTCGCCGGCACCGGGCGGCTGTTGGCACAGCCGCGCAAGGCGCCGTAGGCATCGCCGGGATGCTCCGCGTGCAGCCAATAGGCCCGGCGCTTGCCGATTGCGTCGAACTCGATCCCCTGCACGAGGCGGCCCTTGCCGAGCGCGCCAGACTTCGTGGCGTCGAGGAAATCGGCCTCGAGCACCTGCAGTTGCAACGGCACGGGCAGACCATCCGAAGATCGGCGCAGGCGGCAGCGCACCAGCACCTCACCCGCCTCGACCATTTCGCGGCAGATCAGGGTTTGTAGCCCATAGAAGTCGAGCTGGCCGTCGGCATCGGCCGTGTCAGACCATTGCGCGAAGAGCGTGTCCACCGTGCGGTCCAGCTTGTCGTCGCCGCTGGCCGCGCGCGGCATGATGCCGGCGCCGACGATATTGTTGACCAGCACCGCCACGGCCTTGGCCGCATGCGGGTTGTTGCGGACCAGGTCGCGCATCCGGTCGCGCAAGAGCGCCCCGGCGATGCCGATCTCGGTGTCGGCGGAACTGCCCGGCGCCCGCCAGCCCTCGGTCCGTCGCCCCTTGGCGGCGCCGTCATAGCCCCGTGCCAGGGTCTCGAAGGCCTGACGCGCCAGCACGCGCCGGGCCGCCGCGCGCGGCGCTACCGTGGCGATGGCATGATCGAACCAGTTGGCCGACATCAGCGATCCCCGCGCGAGAAGCCCGCGAGCCCGGCGATCGGCGACGGATTTGTCGTTCCCGCGATGGCGCGCTCGATGGTCCGGATGCGGGCGAGCAGATCCTCGGCTGAGCCGTAGTCGACCGACTTGCCGTCATAGCTGACCCGCGTCGTACCGCTGGCATAGGCCCGGCGCAGCGCCGACAATTCGGTTTCCGTCCAGTCCGCCATTAGAACCACCCTTCACGCCGTCCGAGCCAATCGGACTGCCGTTTCCCCTGCGATGCCCGCGCTGGCCTGTTGATCTGCCCCGCGGGATCCGCGGAAGGATCGGCCACCCCGAGTTGATCCTCGAGGTCGCGCCATTTCTCGTCGGTCCAGCGATCCGCACCCGCGATCCAGGCGGCGGCCCGGGCATACACCCGGCAGTCCAGCGCCTCGTTCCGCTCGCGCAGCTTCTGCCATTCCAGCCGGGCAAAGCCGCGGCGGGTAGCGACCGTCACCAGTTGTTCGGCGACGAACTGCTTCAACCATTCGTTCTCGACCCAACCCGGCAGATGCACCGTGCCGGCCGGGAACGCGGCCCCCTTGGCCAGATCCTCCTCCGTCGGCCGCGCCAGCCGCAGGAAGCGGTAGGTCTCGGCCTTGAAGGTTGAGACCGCCACGGTCCAGAGCCGCGCGCCGCGTCGCAGGCGCTTGCCGCCCTCGGTCGCATCCACGTAAGTGGGGCCCGAGACCGGACTGGCCCGATTGAACCCCTCGACGCCCTTCACGGGCGACACCTGTGCAAAGCCTTGCGCCCGCGCCCAACCATAGACTGCCGGGGCCTCATAGCCGGTATCGATGGCGAGCCGCGCGATCTTCAGATGTGCGCCACGCTCATGCCGCCATGTTCGACCGAGCAGGTCTGTCAGATCGCCCCAGGCCTCATGCCGGTCGGGTCCACCCTCAATGACAATGTGATCGACGAGCCAGCTTTCCAGACCACGGCCCCAGGCCCAGACATCGACCTCGATCCGGTCTTTCTGCACGTCGGCCCCGGCGGTGAGGAACAACCCGCCCGCGGGAACGATGCCCGGCCTCCATCGCTCACGCCGGTCGTAAAGCCGCTGCCAATCGGGCGCCTCGCCGGTCTCGACCCATGTCTCGCCAAGAATGGTGTTGCGGAACGCCTTGATGGCCTCGTCCGCCCCCTGCGCCGCTTCCCATGCCCGCACGATCCGCTCCCAGCTCAGCCAGCCGATGGGGGAATAGAGCGCCGAGAGGTGATAGCCGACGGTGTTCGGATCAGCCGCCTCGGACGTCGGGCGCCATTCGCCCGCTTGCAACATCGCCGTCTTGTGGTGTTCCGCGATGGGCGCCTCGCAGCCCTCGCAATGGTATTCCGCCGTTTCCGGCCGACCCTTCTGCCAGCGCAGCCGCTCGAACTTCAGCCATTGCATCTGCCCGCAATGGGGGCACGGCACGAAGAAGCGGCGCTGGTCGCTGGCCTCGTATTCCCGCTCGATCCGGCTCAGCCCCCGGATCGTCGGGGTCGAGACCAGGAACACCTTGCGCCGATGGGCAAAGGTCAGCGACCGCGCCTCGGCCAGCGTGACCGGGTCGCCTTCCTCGTCGGCCGAGGCTGGATAGGCATCGACCTCGTCGAGGAAGATGTAGCGCGCCGGGGTCGAACGCAGCCCGACCGCCGAGTTGGCCCCGGTCATGATCAGGATGCCGCCTGCGAATTCCTTGGAGAGCATCGTGTTGCCCGCATCCCGCGAGCGCGCCGGTTTGACCCGTTCGCGCAGCTCCGGGCTTTCATCGATCAGCGGGTCGATCCGCTGGCGCGAGTTGCGTTTCGCCAGTTCCACCGTCGGCTGGACCGCCAGCATCGGGCCCGGTGCCTGGTGGATCACGAAGCCGATCCAGTTGTTGCCGGCCTCGGTCGCGCCGACCTGTGCCGCCTTCATGAACACGATCCGCTGCGTTGGATCGCCCGGGCTTAGCCGGTCCATGATCTCGCCCATGTAGGGCGTGCGGGCCGTGCGATACCGCCCGGGTTCTGCCGAGGCCCGGCCCGAGAGCATCCGGTGCCGATCCGCCCATTGCGACACGGTCAGGTCCGGATCCGGCTTCAGGCCTTCACCCCAGGCGCGCAGGATTTCCGCCGCGCCCTCGAAGTCTTCGATTTGTTCGCCTACCGCTTCGCTACTTGAGGCGTGCGCATCACCGGAGATCGGGTTTGATCTCGGCAAGCTCGTCGAGCTGGGCTCGGACATGTTTCTCCAGGACCTTTTGCATCACGGCGGGCTCGACGCCCAGATCGGCTGCCATCAACGCCGCCGCCCGCGCGGGCCAGTTGACCCAGACGTCACGCTCCTGCCGCGCCAGCCGGAAAACCAGCGACAATGCGCGGGCCCGGTCGATCAACTCGCCTTTCAGCTTCTGCAGCCGGAGGCGCCGTTCCTGCGCCTTCAGCACTTCGTTCGCCGTCTTGGCCTGCAGAAAGGTGGTGCCGCTGCCGACCGGTGGCGCGGCCATTCCCTGTTCCCGCAGGGTATCGCCGACGGCGGACACCGCTGCTTCCGGAACGGGCTTCAGCTTGGGTTGTGGTGCTTTGCGGGTTTTCGAAGGATCGGTCGCCTGCGCGCGCAGGGCATCACTGGCCTCCGCGTCGATGCTGCCATCTTCGTGCAGCACCAGCCGCCCCGTCGCTTTCGCCTTCTGGATCGCGCCGCGTGACAGGCCGACACGGGCGGCGTATTGGCGCTCGCTCAAGCCCTCCATGGCGCGCTCCGATTATCTTTCAAAATCATGTGCTTATGGTGTTGATAAGCCTCCCGACCAGAGCGAACGTGTCATCACAAGGACGATGCAACTCAGCTACGGAGCCCGCCATGACCCTCGCCGAACGCTACAACACCGAAGCCCGCCACCTGCTGCCGCACATGGCCGACGACCTCGCGGTTGACCCCACCATCGACCGCGCCAGCGAGATCGACGAGATCGTCTTCCGCCGCGGCGAGTTTCTCGGCGGCATGGCCTGCGCCATCCTCGCCATGATCGAGCGGACAAAGTGAGGAGAACACGAATGACCCGCCTCAACCCGCAACCCACGCCCCGCCATGAACTCCGGGCCGAGAAGGCGCGGAAGAACCAAGAGGCTGCCCTCGCCGCCTTCATCGGAAAGAAGGCCGAGATCGACGAAATGCTCGCCCGGATGCAGGCACTCAGCGACGACCACTTCGGGTTCGACCCCGATGCGGTCAACTGGGGAGCCATCGGGTCGCTCGACCATGTCGCCAGCGACCTCAGGGAAATCACCGACTTCCTGTTCGGCGAAGGCGAATACGCCGAGTGATCTCCGGCGCAGCCGGAACTCCCGCCGCGCGCCCTGCGCGGTGAGCCCGAACCGTGGCCCCAGTGGGGCCGCGTAAGTCGGGCGAACGGGTCGTAGGAGGGTCGCGACGGTCGCGGCCCCGAACACGGAGACCCCAGATGACCAAGCTATCCGACACGCAAGCAATCATCCTCGGCGCCGCCGCGCAGCGTGACGATCGCAATGTCCTGCCTCTCCCCGGCAGCTTGCGCGGAGGCGCCGCGCAGAAAGTGATCGGCGCGCTCATGAAGCGCGGGCTGATCGCCGAAACCGTGACGGATCAACTCGCGAAGGCCGATCCCGCCCTGAACCGCATCTGGCGCAACGATGAGGATGGTTGTGCCATCCTCCTGCACGTCACCGATGCGGGCCTCGCGGCCATCGGCATCGAGCCGGAGCAACCGGACACCAAGCCCGCGCCCAAGACTCGCAAACCGCGCACCGGCACGAAGCAGGCGCGGATGATTGAAATGCTTCGCGACGACGTCGGTGCAACCATCGACGAGATCGTCGAAGCCACCGGATGGCAGGCTCACACAGTGAGAGGCGCCATGTCCGGCGCCCTAAAGAAGAAGCTGGGCATGACGATCACCTCTGAGAAGGTCGAGGGGCGCGGGCGGGTCTATCGCTTATGCTGAGCTCAGCATAAGCGATAATATGCGGAGCGCATGGTTATGCGGAGTTGCGGGCAGCTCGGGTTGCGCCGCCTTGGTTTTTTGGGGTTTCGACTCCGCATAATCATGGCCCGGATTTGCCTGAGAGCATGGCGAGGAGCTT